GTTTATTTTTCCATTGTTTGAATCCAGGCTTTTCCTTATTCGGAGTTTCAAATGAACTATATCTTGTTATAAAAGATTTTGGTAAAGCTAAATTATATTCATTGGATTGTGCAACCTCCATATTAACGGAATATGTTCCATCTTGTTCAATTGAAAACGAATAACTAATCAGTTTACCTGCAACTCTATCATATGTTCCCTTAGATATTTTACATTTTTCTAAGTATTGGCCAAATTGTTTTGTTGTTGGGACTGTAAATTCTTTAAATGTTTCTACAAATGTATTGTAATCCTTTTTGTCAATCATCACTTGACTCAACCAAGGTGTAGCCGAATTGTCACCATATTCTATCAATATGTGCATACCAGCTTTACAAAAAAACAATTCAAACATTTCAAATTGTTTCAATGAAAAACATCTAACATTTACTCTAGCTGTTTTTAGTGTATTATTTGTTCCATCGGTATCTATTTCTAACGATTCAATTATTGGTTGTGATACCCTTCTCCCAACTTCGTTAACAGTAATTAATTTTCCGGAGAAATCATATCCAATCGATGTAAGACCATTTGAATAGTTTATAGATGGATTTAATTCATTTGATATAATACAACCATTATATTCAGCTTTTTCTTTATTTGTTAATATTTTTTCTACATTTTGCAATGTTTCCAACTTAGTTGGTTGTGGTTTTCCGGATATAACTTTTGCACCAGATGTCATTATCACAAAAGGCATTTTGGTATTAGATGCTTTTGGATTATTTTCTCTTTCTTTTAAAATGTCTACTACCCAAGCTTTTAGTGGAGCTAAATATATCATATAACTTATCTGTTAATTCTTTCAAATTCATTCAATATCTGTGTTAGATTTGCAGGTATTCTTAATTGTTTTCCTACTTCTATTGAAAGTGATGCATCGTTTAAATTATTTGCAACTGCAATTACCCACCAATACATAGTATTTCCATAATATTTTGAGGCCAATAAATCCAATCTATCCGACTGAGTTGAGATTATGTATGTATCTTCGTTTGTCGGTTTTATTTTTGGATATATAGTAGATTCCAAATATTTCTTTTTGGTATCTTTTGTTGTCAATGTTTCACTATATTGATATCTCATTTATTAATAATTTTTTATATAAGAATCATCTACCGTTGGTTCTATTTGAGGAACATCTTTAAGTAATGTTCGTATTTGGTCATCATTAAACTTAAACATTGTTTTATCAATCAACTTATCGTTTTCAATTTTTTGTATTGCAGTAGATGTAGGTTGTGTTGGTAATTCTCTCTTTTTAACCGGTTCAAATTCAGGTGCTTCATCGAATCTATATGTAATAAGTTCATCTTCAGCATTTATATCATGATTTTCAATTATTGTCATTTCAAATGAAACATCTACAAATGTTGGATAAACGATATTTGCATTTTCTTTTAAAAAGTTTGGATTTGAGGTTGCCCATGGTGCATCTTGAGGAACGGTTATCGATACATTTGAAACAAATCCTTTTAAATTTTTATATAAATCACCAATACTAAGTTGAATTGTAGTTGGTGAAAAAACCAATGGTTTATATGTATTACCATTTAATGGAATAGATGTTAAATAATTTGATGGATATCCTAATTGTCTTAAAACATTTAATTTATCTCTCATTACAATTTGTTCCCCATTATTTATCCAATAAACTCTAAAATCAAATCCTATTTTTCTTTCTACTCCTCTATATCTGTAATTATTGAATGGTGAACCAACATATTTAAATGAATTCCATTCAGGTGTTATGTTATCTTGTATATCCGTAATTGTAGCGGGGAACACTAAAGAATTGGATGTTCCTTCGATTTTTATCTTTATATATTGTAATCTATTTCCTGTATTTTGTTTTATCAAATTACTTAATTGTGTATAATCAAATAATCTTTCTTTTAACAAAATATTATCTATTAAATAATGTCTATCGTTTCTTCTTATTCCTGCATCCTTTGTTGAAACCAATTCTTTCAATCCTAAAACATTTGGAAGTTTTATATATTCACTTCCAGGTTTTTCATATGAATTATATGCAGCACCAAATGAATTTAATTCTTTTGAAGCAGCTATTTTATCTTTTAAATTTCCAATAGCTTTTTTTCTTTTACCAGTCAATGCGTTTGTAGCCAATTTACCTATTGCCTGTTTTGCTGCACCTGTTGCTGCACCTACTGCATTTCTCGCAATATCGGATGGACTTCCTTTTAATAATCCGGTAAGTATATTTGTTCCTGCAGGTTCTTGTGATACAGCATAGTTAGTATCTGGTTCAACTGCATATTTTAATCCATTCCAATCACCTCCGATTGGTTGGCCATTTACTGAAACAGGTGGTTTACTTGCATCACCTTGTCCTTTATCATTTGCAGGAAATATAGTGTCCGATGGCCTATTAGCAGAACCACCTAATAAATTACTTAAAAATCTACCAAAACCACCTCCACCTGCATTTTTTGTATCTACATATCTTGAGGATTTTACTGCCAATGTTCTTGCCGGGTCTATTGAACCTTTTGATGATATTCTTGGTAAATCTGTTCCATATAATGATGGTAATCTCTTGTAAAACAAAACTCTTGGACCTGTTTTTGAAGATTCGGCTGAAACAACATCTTTAACTTGTTGTCCCAACCCATTACGCTTTTGTTTGGTTTCTATTGGTTTTGCACCATTATAACCATCCAATAATAAATCTTTAAGAAATTGAGCCATTTATAATTTTATTTATTATAAATATCTACTATTGTAATTTGTAGTAATTATTAGGATTTAGTCTTACCCTTTTCTTGTGTTTGAATCTTTTCAATTCTGGTTTTTAATTCTTTACCATCCAATACTAATTTCATAACATTATCCGTTGATAATCCAGACATAACTGCAGTAAGAGCTCTTATATCTTTTGTAAGATTAACCATTGTATTTGTAGATGTATTTAATTGTTCTAATTGCAACATACTCTTATGGTTTCTATCTAATATTTTAACCATTGTAGAAGATTGGACATCGATACTCTTTTTAGTATTTGAATTATCAATCCCTTGTGTCATTCCCGTTGTAAAATTTGTACCAGTAGTAACATTTGTTGTCATGGGTACACCAACATTTACTGCAGGTGTGTTTACTGATTGATTAACTCCAATTCCACCTGGTTTCAAATTACCATATGAAAGACCCTGACCTCCCATATATCCCATATTATATGTATTCAGTTGAGTAAAATATCCAGCTGTTCCAGTTAGTCCACCAGCTCCTGCTGCAGTTAATTTAGCTCCCTGTGTTACCATATTAATCTTTTCAGCGGCACCAATCATAATCTGCCCCATAGCTTGGTTTTGGATTTGTTGTGCTTGTAATCCTACCATCATTGCATTTACATCTCCAGAATATAATGTTTTTAATTCTTTAGTATCTATTCCAGTTGCCAACAAAGCAAATTTTGCAGATATAGTTGCATTTTCAACATTCAAAGTTCTCATAGCTTCTGTGAATGTATCTAAAAATTGTTGATTTGATACTATTCCAGCCTTTGGGCCTTTCTCATATGTTCCTGCAGCCAATTGACTTAAATCCATACCACCCAATGCAGCAGACAATGCTTGAGTTCCAAATAGTCCCTGTGATTGTGCTTTTTCTAACACACCAGATGATTTTAAAACACCAAATGCTTCATCGGTTCTACCTGCTGCAAATAATGCTCTGGCTTCTGATAAATCGACATTTTCACCCAACATTGCAGATAATTCCATTTCTTTACGGATACTATCTTTATAATTTAAAACCATAGATTTTCCAGCTTCTGCTATTTTTGCAAAAGAACCACCCATATCTCTAACACTTTTCACCTGTTTTACTAATTCTGCACTACTTTTTATATTATATTGAAGTGCAAGTTCACTTGAATTTTGTAGTTCTCCTGCAATATCTGCAACATTAAATCCCTTTAAACCAACACCACTCAATGATTTTTGTAAACTGTCAAATGCATCTGCACCACCAGTTTTGTCCAACATTCTAAACATTCCTGTTAGACCTGAAACTTGCCCACTTGCTAATCCTGTTTTTTTAGCAAACACGGCAACATCTGTTCCCAAACCTTTCATTCCACTATTTGCACCGGTAGACATATCAGACATCGATGAAACTATTGCATCTGCACCGATTCCAGCTAATTGTAATTGGTCATTTGCATATTTGACACTTCCTAATCCACTTCCAAAAAATGCAGTTTTAGATATAGCTCTAAATTGAGCAGCTCCTTGTTCTAATTGTTCACTAAATGCCAAATTTGCTCTATCTGCAACTATACCGGCATTTAATTTAGCAATTTGTTCGGTTTGTGATATCTGTGTTTCTAATAGTTTTTCTTGTAACTCATACTCCCTTCTAACCTTTACAACAGGTGCATTCATTAATTTACTAGCGATTTCTCCAGCATTAGCTAAAACTTTAAATCCACCTTTTATTAAATCATATATACCTTTACCAGCAGCAACAGTCATTGCACCTTTCATCATATCACTCATACCATCAATTGCACCAGATATTTCTGGTGTAACTTTGAAAAATTCAGTAAATGCTTCTGAGCCTGCTTTTTTAAAATCTCCTTTTAATTGTAATTTTTCGGCTAAGTTTCCAAAACTATTAGATTCTTGAGCCATTTGTTTTATTAATTCTTTAAGTTCTTCAGATTCTACTTTGGCTAAATCTATTTTTGATACTATACTTGAAAAAGATTCCGATGCATTTCGTATTTTATTAATATATTCATCCATATCAATATTTCCAGCCTCTTGTTCTTTCATTGCATTTGATATAGATGCTTGCATATCTACATATGATGCTGCAGCTTCTTTTATTTTTTTGCTTTCTACGCCACCACCACCATTTTTTACTTCTGCAGCAATACTACTGAATACCTCTTTTACTGCAGTTGTTCTATTTTGAAGTGTTTCGTATAATTTTGTATTTTTTCCTATTGCATTTCCAATACTAATAAGTGAATCTTCTAAATCTTCAAATTGTGTTTTTTGCTCTCTGGTTCTTCTGCCAAATTTTTCTTGTTTATCCGATAGTTTATCGTATTCGGATTGTGCTTGTCTTAATGATTTTACTATTTCTTCGTATGTATCATTTTGACTTTTTAATTCTTTTAATTGTCTTTTGATTTCTTCTCTAACATTTCCGGGAATATCGGCAAATTCTTTAGCCTTTGCATTTAACGACTCATATTTTAATTTGATTTCGTTTAATGCATCAATATATTCCTTTAATTCTTCTTTACTTTGGAAATCCGATTTTGTAGATTTGGCCATAGTTTATTAACTATATTGTTTGATAAGTCTGTCGATTTCAGTAGTATCCATACGATTTTTAACTTTTACAGCTCTAGTTGCTTTTAAAAGTTTTAAAAAATCACTTTCCCAATTTTCAAAAGATTTGGCTAAAGATGGGTCTGCCTTTCTTAATTTTTTTATGAATTCACCCTTCTTATCGGATCCAGTATTTCCACCTAAAAATCCTAAAATTTTATTTAATAAACTAGACTCAATTAATTTTGGCATAATAATACTTTAGTATAAATATTACTTTCTAGATGTTTTCGATGTATTAGATTTTTTTCTGGCATTTTCATAAGATTGTTTTTCGGAATCTTTTACTTTTAATAACTCTCTCCAATAAAACTCTCTTAACTTAATAGGCATATAATACAAGTCTTGCCAATTGAACCCACCATTGGCAAAATAAATCATTTGAAATATTTTCTCATGTAAAACTAAAGAATAGTTACTCGGCAGGGTAAAAAAACCCAATCCCAAAGGGAATCTTAAGTGCCTCCACTTCACCATTCGAATGTTCGAAATCAAATGTTAAATCTAAATCAGGAGTTATAGATTTCATATATTTTCTTAATCCTCTACTATCTCCAGCTAATAATTGATTTGCAACAAAATTACTAATATATCCCAAATCTCTATTTCCGTTTACTTCTACAATAATTCTTCTATATCTCGCAGTAATTTCATTACCTTGTTTTGTAATTTTTTCACTAGCTTCTACATCTTTATTTATTGCCAACTCATCACCATGTGTTAATAACTTAAATTTAATTGGTGTTTTTGAAACTGGTAAAACAAAATCATATTCATTTTGTCTATTTAAAAGAGATTCATCAATTTCTTTTATTTTTATTTTAGACAAATCTACATTAGTTTCTACTTCTTGTCCCGTTACATTGTCATTCACCGTTATTTCATAGTCTGGACCAAATGCCAACATTCTACTTGTAACTAATATTGCATTCTTATCACCCAATAATAAATCATTAATGTTTACTCCAGGTTCAACTACGATAGATTCTAATAATTTATCTAATTGAATACCTTTACGAATTAAATTAGTAGAAGTCAAAATGTCTTCTTCTTTTGCAGTCATTAACTTAATTGTGATTTCTCCTTTAGAAAGTGGAGATGATTCTGGATAACATAAACCTTTTGATGGTAAACTGATAATCTCTGTTGGAAATGGGAATGTTTTTTGTGTTTGTTGTGTAAATCCACCCAATCCTCTTGTAACTTGTTGTTCAATATTTTGTTCCATAATATAACTTTTGTCTTTATTATATATATTATGTTTTTCAAAAATAAAAAAGGGATACTTTTTGGGTATCCCTTTCTTTTATAGTTTTAATACGATTAGTATTCTAAGATTGCGTAATCGTAAGCCAAGTTTAATGTGATTGAAACTGGGTCAGTTGTGTTTGACCAATCCATTTCACCAAAGTTAGCTTGAGTGATAAATGCACCTTTCAATGTCCACTCTTCAACTTTATCTCCTACTGGTCCTAATGCCCAAAATTTGATATCTTTTTTGTAGAATGCAGCGTATCCATCTCTACCTGTTAACGACTCATGTGATAAACGAATCCAATCCATTACTTGTTGAGCTCCAGATGGAGTAATTGGGTCGTATAGAGTGATTTCTACATCATCCCAAGTTGTTTTACCCTTTATCTTTCTCTTTACATTGATATGGTCTAATTCAACCACTTCTGATGTAACAGTAGGTCTTTGTGCTGTTTTGATAATGTATGACTCGATACCATTGATTTCCATTATAAATCTGTTAGCTAATTTAGGCTCAAAATTACGATAGAAAATCTTATCAAACTCTAATATTTCTGGCATTTTACTTTATTTTTATTGTTCTTTTATATAAATATTCTTTTTTCAAATTATCCGTTAAAACTTGCTCCAGTCGGTAAGATGTTGAAATCAATTTGAATAAATTCAGCAGTCTTAGTTGGTTGTAAATAGATAGCTCCTTTTAAGATGTTTCTATCGATTACATCAGCAGTATTGTTTGTTTCATCCATTACTACTCTGAAAGCGTATAAACCTTGTCTTTGTTGGATAGATTCTAAATAAGGGTTAACGATGTTTAAGAATGTGTTTCTTGTTGTAGAACTATTTTGTTCGAATACTAAGAATCTTGAAGTAGACGCGATGTATTTTCTAACAGTTAACAATAATCTTCTAACATTAATTCTGTCCAATGCAGATGGTTTATCTTGTAAAGTCTTTTGACCGAATACTACGATACCTTGACCTGGGAATTGAACGATTGGGTTAACTTTTGCTTCGTATAATGTATCTTTTTCAGATTGAGTTAATCTATTCAATACACTAACTGCTCCTGTCAAACCACCTCTATTTAAACCTGCTGGTGCGAACCATTCTGCTGCTACTCTATCGTTTGCTGCAAATACACCAGGTAACAATACTGAAGGTGGAACTGAAATCAATTTATTAGTGTTGATGTCAATTGTCTTAACCCAAGGATAGTAAGTTGCTGCCATATTTGAATCAACCGAATCAGCTTGTCCTGTTACTTGTGTAATAGTGTCATTTTGTGAAGTTGAATCCATAATATAGAAACAATCATTTCTTTCTTCTACCATATCTAATACATCAGTTACTACTGCAGGATGTAATCTTCTTACAACACCTGGAGTTACTACCATATTGATATCAAATTCATCCGCGTTTGATAAAGCAGATACTAATTTACCATAAGCTACTGAACCACTTGCTGCAGATGTTGATAAATCGAAACCTTGTGAGTTTGTATTAGTAATATCACCACCTTTATAAATTGGAGTTGCTGGATTAACACCATCAAAACCTTCTTGGAATGCTACAACGAATTGAGCTTCAGAAGAACCAACTGTTAATGAACCACCATTTGATGCATCTAAACCAAATGCTGTATTTGCACCCGATGTTGCACCTACTGGAATAGGTCTTAAGTAAATTGAGTTATCTGTGTTACCATCTAAATCAATACCACCATATACAGTTGCAGAAGAACTTACAAAAGTTACTGCAGGTATTTGAGAAGATAATTGAGTTGATGCAGATATTGGTAATTGATAAGCTGCATGTCCGAATGGAACTGCTTGAACTGGAGAGTTTTCGTTTAAGTTTACAATTCTAATATATTTTGAATTGTTTACCCAATCACCAGTTTCAGTTATTTTTCCATCAGATGCAATTGATAATTTTCTATCACCAATTACTCTACTAATGTAGTTAGGAGAGTTAGGGTCTAAGTTTAAATTAGAGAAAGTTTCTACTACTACTTTTTTCTTATTAGTATCGTCAAATTCTCTCACTACAACTGTGAATGTTCCATAATCTGTTCCGTTTACTGAACCAGCTGCTTTGATATTCGTAATACCAATTTTAATTTTAGTGTTTGCTCTGTTTCCAGCACCTAAAGTTTCAAATTGGAATAAGTTAAATCTTTCACCACTAATCAATTGAGATTGAATCATTGGAGTCAAAGCTTCTTGTGCGTCCATTGTAAATGCTTGGTTATCCAAAACATTAACAGATGCAGTTGCGTTTGCATCAAATGTTACACTATGATTTTTGAAGAAACCATATACATAAGGTTTTTTATTACCATATGCAGATGTTCCAAATACCGCTTCAATGTCGTTTGTATCAGCCGAATCCAACGATGCAGATAATAAACCAGCATTTGAACCAGATAATAAGAAATCACCATTTCCGTTTGGAGTTACTATTGTTCCTGCAAATCCAGCATTTGAACCAGATGTAGTATTAAATAGAATACCAACAGACGCGGTTACTGAACCAGAAGCTACTGTTAATAACAAAGGAGCCGTTTCAGTATATCCATCGATACCAGCTACTCTACAAATAGTTGCAGTTCCTGCTTCTCTTAAATAATTTTGAACAGCTAATTCTGTATAATAAGTTCCATCTACATTACCAAAAAGAGTTTCAAACTCAGCTTGTGAATTAACGATTGTTGGAACCAATGGGCCTTCTTTGAAAGGGCCAATGAATGCTGCACCTATTTCTGCTACACCTTGTTGTAAAAATGAAAGGTCGTTTTCTCTTGTGAATACGCCTGGTGATACAATTTTTTCTGCCATTTTATATGCTTTAATTTAAATTTAGTAATTCTCAATATAAATATAATATTCTATCCCAAAACAATAAATTACTTATATGTAGGAGAGAAATAATTATATGTCTCAGTAACCTTTGTTGAATTCTGTAATGTATTATAAAACAATACTGGTCCTATTTGTCCATTCCAAAATGTTGTTCTTGCACTATTAGCACCTATTGTCAAATAGTTTGTAGATGATGGTGCATTAAATGCAGATGCAGTAAATGTCCCTACCGAACTACCATCCACATAAACGGTCACAGTTCCACTTGGTTGGAAAGTTGCAGAAATCATATACCAAACATTCGTAGATAAAGATGTTGTCAATTGTGCAGAGTTACCCAATGTACTACCATAGAATTTAACTCTATTCAATGTGGAGTTATCAGTTGATTCGATTGCCAAACCATAAAATCCCGCGTAATCAAAAATGTGTCTTGTAGATGTTCCCAATGTTGTGGAAGGTCTAATCCACATATGAATTGTACCTGTATTGGTATTGAATTGTGTTATACCACCATTAATATTTGAACTTGTATCTTTATACCAGAATTGATTTGTTCCATTTCCAGTCCAATACTTTTCTTTTCTACTTGCCCCATTATTATATCCAGGATTGCCACCACTAATACCAGCAGCATTTGAAACACCTGCAGGTCTTACACCCGTATTATATCCACTCAAATCTAACCAATCTGCGGTTGTTGTTCCTGATGTCGATGATGCTTTAGAAGGGTCTAAATACATTCTTAATCCAGAAGATGGAATATATGGTTGTGTTGTTGTTCCTTTGTTGTGTGAAATTAAACCATTTGAAATATACACATCGGCATTTTCTACATTCACCGTTACGATTTCAACATCAGCATTTATTATTTCAATATTAGTAACTTCAATTTCAGTTTGGTCTTGCATGATAAGTCTGTCTCCAGGTAATATATCACCTACATTTTTAAACTTATATTTAGAAATCTCATTATCCCAAACATATAATGGGTGAGTTTCGGTTGCATTTATTAAACCATTGTTAAGTGAGAAATATCCTTCTGCAAAATTAAATGTAATATCTTTTACAGTTACATTTTGTGCAGTTCCACTTAATTCATCTGAATAGTGAAATCTCCACTCAACTTGGTCACTCTCTGGATCCAAATTTTCATCCGGTAAACCCGCAGGAACCCATGATTTAATTTCATCACCAACATTCAAATCTTCAACATTTATTTCAGTTCCGTCTGCCAATTGAATTTTAGTTCCAAATAATAAACAAAAATCAGGTTGGTTAATTGTATTATAAACATCTACTGCATATAAAGTTTTAGTAGTTACAGATGCATAATTTGTTGCATTTATATTGTATCCATCTTCATATTTCATTGTCAAAACTGCAGAAGCCTCAGAATAGTTTGATGAATTAATTGCTGCAGGTGTAATTGGGAAAACCGAAGGGCCTGTTCCGAATGTTTTTGAACCAGTTGCAAAGTTTGAATTATTAAAAGAACAAGTATAGTTATTTAATTGTTGTTGAACTTTTGAATAAAACAAAGAACCCGTTGAACTAAATGAAAATTGTGCGTTCTCAGTTGTTGATTCTACTATATATGTAAAAGTAGGAGGTGTAACTGTAATTCCATCGGTTGCAAAACCAATAAATGAACTATTACTACTATTTCCACTTAATGCACCCATTGAAACTGCACCTGGTCTTGCAGAACCACTTACGGCTCTATATAAATTTCCTAAAGATAAATCAGTTCTTGCCATTTTTTTATATATTATTCTCGTTATAAATATCTAAAAGTTTTTGTTTCCAACTTTCTTTGTCTGAAAAATGTTGTTTCATCCAACTTTTAAGTTTTTCAAATTCATTATACTTCGTTTCCCAACTATCTTCACAAATGGTTTGATAGGTTTGATTAAATGTTTCTTTACTTTTTGCCTTGTATTTGTAATCAAGTGGAACATGCCAGTTTTCATGTAATATTGGTAATTTACCCCAATCGACTGCTTCAAATATTCCATATCCAAATGGTTCATATTCAAAACAAGAGTGAGATATTCCCCAATCAAGCTTGTAAAAGTTTTCTTTATATTTGTGTTTAAATTTATAAATTCTACTTTTTTGGAATTTGTATCCATATTTTTTTATATAATATTTGTCTAATGTTTCTGAATTTGTAAACAATACCGAATCGATATTATCTATATATTCCACATTTTTTCTACCTTCAACTCTTGCTGCAAATCCTACTTTGGTAGATTTAGACAATTCTTTTTCTTCGATAAATTCGTAATAATTTGGAATAATATGTAAGTTATCCGTTTGATATGGAAAATTATATAATCCTATCCAAATTTTATTTTTAACTTTATTTATTAATTCACTTTCCCATTCCCAATTTCCATACCAATGCAAATATTCATCTTTATTCATTTGACCTACCAATGATACCTTAGTCAAATTATGAAATACAATTGAATCTATTTTATCTATATTATTGTATATTGCAGTTGTTGGTGTGTAATGTCCATGTAATATGTGTATCTTTCTTGCACCCTTTAATATTTCATCAATTTTCAATTCATCAGTTTCCCAAATATGGTCAATATCAATTGGAAATTCTTCGTAATTATTTGGTCTTTTTCTATGAAATAAAAGAAGTGGCTTAACTTCCAAATGAGGTGCCACTTCTTTTATCCAATTAGTTACCCATATATCAGCACCACTGTTGAACCAAGGGCCTCCAGCGGTGGTGTAATAAATGTCATACATTAATTATAACCCTTTTTGTTTCTTTAGATTTTCTACTTCTAAAGTTAAATTGTGTATTTGTGTTTGTTGTTCTTTAATACCTTCAATTAATAATGCAACCAATTTGTCGTATTTAACTGCCTTATATCCTGTTTCTCTTGTAGTTACCAATTGTGGTAATACTTCTTCAATTTCTTGTGCAATTACACCGACATCGTTTCCTTCAAATCCGTGGAAATCTTTCATATCTTCTTTCCAATCGTAAGTGTTACCACTAATCTTAGAAATCTTTTCCAACGCGTTTGGAATTGGAGTAATATTTTCTTTAAAGTTTCTATCAGAAGTTGAGTATGCAACGATATCACCACTTGCGTCAATTCTACCAGAAGTTCCACTTGCAGCCATACCAATTCCCAAAGAACCAAATCTTACATCGGAAGTCGTAGAACCACCTGTTGTAGATGATAGAGTAATTTGAGATGAACCACTTACAACCGTATTACTATTTAATTGTGTTTTTACATCATTTGCAAAGTTTGTTGTAGAACCTGCAGTGATTTGAGATGATCCAGAAACTACACCATTTGTCGCGTTGATTGTACCATTGAATGAAGTTGCGGTAATTACATCTGCTTTGAAATCTGCCAATGCAAATCCGTTACCTGTTGTATCAATTGTACCAGATGGTTCTACATTATATCCTTCAAATACCTTCCATGCACCACCATCACTTGCATCTCTAAAGATACCAGCGTGTGCATATACTCCATCATTATAATTACCAACAATACCTAAATCAGGATTGGTTACTTGAGAAGTATTATTTAGATAAATCAAGTTATCCGATACTGCCAAGTTTTCAGAATTGATAATTGATTGAGTTCCATAAACTACAATGTTTCCTAAGAAAGAAACTGTTGAACCAGTTAATTGTATTGCATTGTTTAAAGAAGATGTATATGTGTTTAAACTTGCAGTTACACTTGCTAAAGTTGTATTTTTGGTATCTAAACTTGCAGTATAAGTTGATAATGTTGAATTTTTACTATCTTGTGATGCAGTAAATGTATTTAATGATGTTATAGATGATTCAGATGAACCTGTTGCAGTTTCTAATGCCGTTATAGATTGTGCATTGAAAGTTTTAACTACTGTATTTCCTTCTATAAATTTAATTGAACCAGTTGAGATATATAAATCTCTCCAAATTTTGTCTGCAGAACCTAAGTCAAATGCATTTGTTTCAGATGGGATAAGAGATGAACTCAAAGATGCAACTACATTTACTGTATCGGATGTAGCATCACCTATTGTAAGTTGTCCACCCAATGTTAAATTACCATCTACTTTTGCGTTTCCAGTAATGTTTAATGAAGAACCAGAGATACCTGCAACTGAAATATTACTACCTGTTCCTAGTGCAGAAAGTGTTACATCTCCTGTATCAAGTCCGATTTGTAATGTTCCCAATGTGGTGTTCACATATGGTTCTCCGAATGCTAACGAACCTGATTTCTGTGCGGTTGTCCCACGTCTAAATTTAAGTGCCATCTAGTTTACCTTTTTTTTAGTACGGTTATAATATGTATAAATATCTATTTATTTTCCAATTCCTTAACTTTTGCAGATAATTCTTTTATCGCTTCAATTAAAACAGGAACTAATTTCACATAATCAACTGCCAAATATCCAGTTTCTCTTTCAGTTACTACTTCTGGCAATACTGATTGAACTTCTTGTGCTATTACCCCCAAGTCATGTCCTGTATGAGAATGTATTGTTTCAAATCCTTCTTTCCAATCGTATGTATTACCACTAATTGATTCAACTTTTGATAATGCATTTTCAATTGGTTGAATATTTTCTTTTAATCTTTCGTCAGAAGAATAGAATGCTACGATATCACCAGTTGCTCTAATCTCACCACTAACACCACTTGCAGTAGTTCCAATTCCCAAAGAACCGAATTGAACATTTGCGGAAGTACCACCACCTGTTGTAGATGATAGAGTAATTTGAGATGAACCACTTACAACTCCTTCTACATTCAATTTAGTTTTTATTGTAGTATCAATAGAAGATGTAAATAAATTTACAGATGCAGTTGATGCAGCTAATTGGTCAATTCTTATAGTTTGCAATGAATTTAGAGTATCATTGGAACCCGTATATGTGTTTAATGATGATAAGATATCCAATACTTGTGAAGATCCCGATACTACACCATTCGTTGATGCAATTGCACCAGTAATACCACCTATTGTGCTAAAACTACCGTCATCGGTTAATGTTGCAACCGTAACACTATTTGCTTGATTATTGAAATATATACCACTTGTTCCGGTATAGAGATACAACACATTACCATTGGTAGCAAACATTTTTTGGCCACCAACATTTTCGTTTATGACACCATCGGTAAATACAAATTTATTACCTTGTATATTTGCAGTAGATACTATTGACCCCGTCACTTCTATATTACCATCAAATGCAGTATCAGTTCCATTGTGATAAATTCCAGATGAACTAATGTGGTCACCACCCATTCCCATTATCAATTTGTTGGTTGGCATTCCTACTTCATCTCCTAATGAACCTGTATTTCTTGGTCCAGAAATTAACATACCACCATTATATGAACTTCCACTTGATTTTTGGTAAACCCATCTTTCATTTTGAGAATCATATAATAAAGAACCCGTAGCTTGAGTGGAACCGGAATCAAATACAGATAATCCAGCAAATCTAACTGAAGGTGTATCCGTATTCAAATAAACAATATTAGTTCCTATTGAAACGGCAGATGCGGTTATGTTTTGTAAAGATGATGTACCCTGTACTATTAAATCTCCAGTTACATATGTAGAACCACTTATAATTTGTGTTCCAACAAAAGTATTAGAACCGGTAGTTGCATATGTAGTTTCAATTACATCCAATCTACTACCTGCAGATGCAGTGAAAGAATTAACTGATGCAGTTCCTGCAGCAATTTGGTCGATTCTTGTAGTTTGTAAAGTATTTAAATTATCATTTGAACTTGTATATGCATTAATGTCAGAAATATGCCCATCTACACTTGCAGTATAAGTTTCTAAAGTATCTGCTTTATTTTCTAATGTAGTTATTCTTACATTTTGAGAACCACTATCACTTTCTAATTGGTCTAATCTACTATCCAATGATTGACTTAATATTTCAATTGATGTAGATATAGATGTTGAAACTGCAGTCAATTCACTATCAGTTGCAAATGTTGTATTCAAAGAAGAACTCCACAAATTCAATGATGCAGAAGTTAATTCTAAATTATTTAATCTGTTATTTGCAGATGCAGTGAATAAATTTAAACCATTAAATGCTTCAGCTTGTCCTTCTGGAGTCAAAATTGAAGTTGTATATTCCAAATTATCCAATCTATTATCTACCGATTGACTAAATGTTGGATATATTGATGATGTGAATAAATTTAAAGAAGCAGTTGCAGAATTATATGATGCAGTTATATTTTCAATTATTACAAATTTTTCATCAACACTTGAAGTATAATTTGCCAAAGTAGTTGATTTGGATTCTAAATTGGTAATTCTTGTATTTTGAGAACCACTATCAGTTTCTAAACTATTTAATCTACTATCAACACTTGCAGTGTATATACCTAAAGTAATTGATTTACTTTCTAAGTCATCAATTCTAATTTCGTGATTTGATGCAGTTGAGAATAATTCTACTATACTTGCAGTTGCCGAACCTGTAAATCCATTATAAGATGCCGTTATGTTTGATATAATAACATCTTTTTCATTCTGAGATGCAGTCCAACTATTTAAGTCCGAAATGTGTCCGTTAACACTTTGTGTATATGTGTTTAATGATGCAGTATGTATGTCGTAAGATGCAGTTAAACTTTGTATTGTAGTAAACTTATTTTCGAAAGAACCAGTTTTTACATTTATATCAGAAATGTGTCCTAAGATAGATGCTGAAGTAATTTCGGAATTAGTTAATCTACTATCTACTGAAGTTGAATATATTGTTAAACTTACACCATTCAATCCAACAAAAGTTGATGCACTTATTGAGCCAACTGAACTTAAGTTTGTATTAAATGAAAGTCTATTATTTGCATTTTCCCAACTCATTGAAACATTAGCACCTGCTATTTCAAAACCAGCACCATCGGATGCTCCACTATTCGTTGAACCACTTGCTAATGTAATTACTTTATCTGCAACATATAAGTTTTGTGTATTAACATTTGTTGTATTTCCATCAACAACCAAATTACCTAATACTCTAAGATTCCCATCTGTTACATCAATTGCAGTTTTTAAAGATTGTGTATAATCATTTAAAGATTGTGTACTTTCTTCTAATCTATCTAATCTATTGTCGAATGAAGTTGTAACATTTGATATTGTTTCAAATTTATTAGATATTGATGAACTAAATTCTGTTACATTTCCGATACCACTAATTGAACCACTAAATAATGTTGCAACTATTGCTTGTGAAGATGTTAATGGTGTATTCATTAACATATTACTAGATGAAACAATAAGTGTAGATAAATTATTACCTATCTTAATTTCTTCTGCAGTATATTGTCCTATTTGAACATAATCACCATATACCAATGCCTGTGTCTTTCCGTTTGGTAATTCTTGTACAGATATATTTGCCAAATTACCATTTGAACCCGATGGATATATTCTCATATGTGTCCTATATGGCCCTACATTAAGTTCGGCACCATATGTTGAATTTATATGACTATCCCAAGAATGTATTTGTAAAGAATGTTCATATGTACCCGTTTCATCTTGCCAGTGTTCAACACCTATTCCCAATCCATCATAATATCTACCAGTTGATGATGTAAATGGTGCCACTTTTAAAAAGTGTGATTCCGTTCCAACAGCAGGCCAATCTCTTGTAAATTCTATATTTGAACCACTAACAATTAGAGAACCTGTTATATTTTGATTTCCTATGAATATATTTGAACCGGTAGTTGCATATGAACCACTAACTCCTTCAATGCTTTCCAATCTACTATCAACACTTGTAGTATAAGTTTGTAGAGTAGTTGCTTTAGATTCTAAACCGGTTATTCTTGTATTTTGAGAACCTGAATCGGTTTCCAATTGGTCTAATCTACTATCTACTGAAGTTGAAAATATTGTAAATTCAACACCATTGATACTACCACTAAATGAACCAACAAATGCAGATGCGGATATACTATTTGCATAAACATTTCTATAAACAGTCGTTGGACTACCTAAATCAAATATATTTGAACCCGATGGTATAATTGACCCACTAAATGGTGAATTTACATTTACACTATCGTTTGCTAAATTATCTCCCAAATAAATGTTTCCACCTATTTTGACATCACCAGATGCGGATATGTTACCAATTAAGTTAATATCACCTCTTACTGGTGTATTTAAAGGTAATAAATTATAGTTATTTGAACCACTGCCAAATTGAATAGAACCACTTCCATTGTGTAAATACAATTCACCATCTACAAGTGTGACATCAGTCGTTCCTCTTCTTAATTGAAATATAGCTGCCATCTAGTTATTTTATGTTTCTTATAAATATGGTTAATTATTAAAATCAAAATCCAAATAATTATTAGTTCCTAATTGTAAAAACAAATCAGTTATTGAATTATTTAGTAAAACATTTCCATCAACTTCATTTATTAAAGTTGTCTGTCCATTAAATGTTGTTGTTATATTTGTTAAACCACTACCATCACCTATAAATGATGTTGCCGTTACACTACCACTTATGTCAATTGACCCAGTAAATTGATGTGTATCATCTATCGTATCACCAAATTTAGTGGAACCACTTTGATAAATTACAGAAGATGAAATTACATTAATATTGAATTGTCTTGCATTAACTTCACCATTTATAGTTAAATCACCCAATATACCAACTGAACCTGTTAAATTTGCACTACCTGTAAATTTAAGATATTCATGTGTGACATTTAGAGTATCATTTACTTGCAATCCGCTACCACTAATATCTCCACCAGCATCAATATCTCTATTGGTTATAATATCTCTAATTACAAATAAATCTCTTTGAACATTTGCATCTTGTGTTACAAGTAATTCACCAAATGAACCCGTTTGAGTTAATGTGATTGAACCGGTTGTAGTTGAATCCGTTGTTAAAACACTTTGTATAGTATCGACATTGCCCGACCTTTTTATAAAGATTTTACCATCATATGTATTGATTGCTAATTCACCGGCGTTTAGAGAACCTGTGTCAGGTACCTTACCCGGAAGCGAAGAACGCTTGAGTATAATGCTTTGGGCCATATCTATGGACTATATTTTAAGTGTTATATAACAAAAAGTGTAGTATATACTACCAACATAAATATATTATAAAAACAAAAACCCCTACTTTTTAGTAAGGGTCTTATTATAATATTATTTAATTTATTTTAGAATTGTCCACCATCTGGCCCAGCTTCTAATGCAACCAATCTACTTGCAACCGAAGAACTGAATGAAAGAACATCACCTATTCCATATAAAGAACCACTAAATCCGTTTGTTATATCAAATGTTCCTCTAACTTCTTCATTATATCTAATTTCAACTGCAGAAGGTGTAGTTGCAACTTTGTATAGAGAACCACTACCTTGAATATATCCAGTTGAACCTGCAAACGGTTCTCTATTGAAATCAAAATCATCAGGTCTCATTGATGCAGTGATTCCTGTCAATCCACTACCATCACCAATAAATAAAGATGAAGATACTATTGATGCACTTACTGCACCAAATATATCAATATCACCATTTCCAATGATATCTCTAGTAACATATAAATCTTGTCCAATATTTGCATCAAAATCAATTGTTGCTTCACCAAATGAACCGGTACCAGTTAATGTAATTGAACCTGTTGTTGTAGAATTGGTAATAACAAAAGACTCAATAGATTGTGTAGAACCTGATTTGTGTATAAAGGCTTTACCATCATAGGTATTTATTGCAATTTCTCCAACCTGTAAGGATGAGGTATCTGGAACTTTACCTTGTATCGCCGAGCGTCTTTGTAATATATTTTGAGCCATTATTTATCTATTTTAGTAATTCATTAAAAGGTTTATTAAAATCCCCCCATATTTCAGAGGGGATAATTTATTTCTTAGAATGAACCACCATCTATTGTGTTACTCATTACGAAGTCAGTACCATTCCATTGTAAAACATCACCATTTGTTGTAGGTGCGGTTACTAAATCTAAGTTACCAGCTGCTGTTCTAAATGCAATTCTCTTAGAAGAACCACCAGTAGGTAAGTTAAACGAACCTGTAAATGCTGATGCTGAAATTGGAATATTTGCAGTCCATGCATTTGGTGTAGAATCATAAGTAAATGTTGCGTTTGCACCTGCTACTTCAAATCCAGCTCCGTTTGCAGTTGATTGGTTTGTAGAACCACTTGCTAATGTAATTACTTTATCTTCAATTGTTAAAGTTGAAGTATTTAATGATACAGTATTACCTTGTACTACCAAATCACCACCAACTACTACATCACCAGTCGTTGTTACTTTTGCAAATGTTACATTATTTCCAGTACCCACACCTTGTATTGTTCCAGTACCTTCTAATGTATCCAATCTACTATCTACTGAAGAACTAAATGTAGTTCCAAAAGAAGATGTAAATGTTTCAATAGAACTCAATCTACCATCAACACTTGCAGTGTATGTAGATAATGTTGAATTTTTTGTATTTTGTGAACCAGTAAATGATTCAATATTAGTTAATCTACTAGCTTGAGAAGCACTATCTGCATTTAATTGAGATAACTGACTATCAACACTTGATGTATAAGTTGCTAATGTAGAATTTTTAGTTTCTTGAGAACCACTAAATGATTCTAATGAAGTTAATCTGTTATTTTGTGCAGTATTAGTTGTATCATTAGATGCAGTGTATGAGTTTACATTTGAGATGTGTACATCAACACTTGCAGTATATGTAGCTAATGTAGAATTTTTAGTTTCTTGTGAACCAGTAAATGATTGTAAATTAGAAAGTTGTGATGCTTGAGAACCACTATTAGTTTCTAATTGACTCAATCTACTATCAACACTTGTAGTATATGTTTCTAAAGTTGAGAATTTAGAATCAACACTTGCAGTGTATGTTGCTAATGTAGAATTTTTAGTTTCTTGTGAACCTGTAAAAGTTTCTAATAAAGCAACTCTTGTTCCAATTGAACCACCTCCACCTAAAGAAGCTTCTACTGAATCCAATCTACTGTCTACTGATTGCGAGAATGCTGCAACATTACCAATACCAGTGATTGAAGAAGCACTAATTTCATTAAGAACATCTAAACTACCAGATAAAGTGATTTTGTTGCCACCACTTTGAGTCATTATAGAGTTATCAATATGGTCATCTCCGATTGCAACAGGTATTTTACCTGATGTTAATCCACTTTCTTCACCGATTGCACCTGTATTTTTAGGGCCTGCTATTAATATTGCAGAATTATATCCTTCATTTGCACCAGATGGATGAACATATATCCAATGGTTATTTAATGAATCCCAATAAAGAGAACCAGTTGCTCCCGTAGAACCAGAATCATATACATCAATACCACCAAATCTAACTGCCGGAGTTGCTGTATTTAATTTAACTATGTTTGTTCCGATTGATACTGCACTCGCTGTAATATTTTCTAAAGATGAAGAACCTTGTACTACTAAGTTTGCAGTAACATAAACTGAACCAGTAATTACTTGGTCACCAAAGAAGATATTCGAACCAGTTGTTGCATATGAACCTGTTACACTCTCTAATGAAGTTAATCTGTTATTTTGTGCAGTATTAGTTGTATCATTAGATGCAGTGTATGAATTTATATTTGTGATACTAACATTAATACTTGCAGATGTGGATTCCAAATTGTCCAATCTACCATCAACACTTGCAGTGTATGTAGCTAAAGTTGAATCTTTAGTTTCTTGTGATGCAGTGAATGAATGTAATGTAGATAAATCGGAATCAACACTTGCAGTGTATGTTGCTAATGTTGAAAACTTACTATCTACCGAACCCGTATAAGTAGCTAAAGTTGAAAACTTACTATCTACTGAACCAGTATAAGTAGCTAAAGTTGAATCTTTAGTTTCTTGTGATGCAGTAAATGAATTCAACAAAGTTACTGAATTACCAATAGTTCCACTACCAATTGAAGCACTTAATGCATTAATTGAAGCTGCAACTGAAGAGCTAAATGGTTGAATATTACCAACTAAGTTAATAGCTTCGTTGCCATCGGTTCCCAATAAGTATAGGGTAGAACTACCACTTGCATAGTAAGGAACACCCTTAACCATTCCATTATATGTAGAACCTGCAAATGTGTTAGGTGCAGCATCTCCAATAAGGAATCTATTTACTGCTTGAACTTGTCCGTCTGCAGGAACGGTAAATACCAAAGAACTACCATTGGTTACCGTTAAATTTGATGAACCCGATGCAATTACTAATTCACCTTTTACTAATGATGAGGTTACTGCCGAAAGGGCTTCCAACGAACCACGTCTGTGTTTAATGATTTGTGCCATATTTTGTTATTCTCTTTTTTAAGAAATTTCTCGTTTTACTTTCTATAAATATAACTTTTTTATTCAATCGTATTCAGATTAAATGATATGTGTCATTTTTTTTTAGAATTCACCCATATCAATATTCAAATTAGAAGTTGTAACGGCCAATTCAGCATCAGTTGCAAATCCACTATCCAATGAAGAACTAAATTGGTTTATAGATGAACTAAATTGATTTAATGAATCCAATATACCAACAACTTGTAATGAACCAGATACCAGTGTGGGTAATCCTATAATATCTTCGTAATTTACAGAAGTTGCAGCAATATCTCCAACTACTTTTGATCCAGATAATAATCCACTGGTTTCTTGTAATATAACCTGTACAGATGAACTAACTACGCCATCGGGTAAAATACCAACAACTTCGGATGCTACAATATTGATTACTGATTGTGAAAAGTCTGCACCTGTTGCTGCTGCAGTTGTTAATGCAGAACCACTTTCTATTTGTTTTAATCTAATTAAACTTGCCATATCCTATAAATATCTTATAATTTAGTTATTCGTATATATCCACTTCCACTATTGTATGAGTTAAGGTTTGTAATTGAACTTCCACTAAATGTATTTAATCCATCATAGTTTCCGTCAGATGTTGCTACTGATGTCGCGGTTGATATAATATAAGAACCCCCACCAAATCCACCCCACGAACCAGCATATGATGATGGTGCACCCCACGATGTAGATGCGTTACCACCCTTTGAACCACTCACAAATGCATTACCACCTTCACCATATGTTCCTCCAATAAATGGTCTTGTGTAAGTTCCATCACCATTTTGGCCATTTCCTAAAAATCCACCACCTCCACCGCCATCGTATCCATTTCCAGATACTACCGATGCGGAGTTAATATGAGAACGACCTCCCAAACTTCCACTTCCACCGGTTGCACCTCTTACCGATGCTGAACCCGATGTGGATGTTGAACCACTACGACCTGTAAAAGTAGAGGCTAGGTATGCACTATATCTACCACTTCCACCACCACCCCCTGCTATTAATACCGGTGTTGCAAGTGAACCAGAAATTGTGACAAATGAACCACCACCTCCACCAAATCCTTGATATGTTGCATATTGATTTACATTTACACCTAATGCATCAGTAAACTGGCCAACAACCATCATTATTTTTTGTCCTTGTGTTAAAGGAACTCTTGCTCTAATAATTGCACCATTACCCCATGTCAATGAACCGGAGAAAGCAGGTGCAGTTCCACCTCTTGCACCGGCAGTTTCAATTTCATAAGTTGCCGTTTCAGGAACAGTCCATATTTGATATCCTTGAAATGAACCGGTTGTAAAAAATGTTGGATTTGAAAAATAACTTCCAGATGAAGAACCGGTGTATGATGCCAATATTGCAGAACCAGATGGGCCCAAAGAACCACTAGCTCCAACCGTTGTAAATGTAAATGATGTAAATGGATACAAAGCTGTTGAACCAATTCTTAAACTGCCTCCAAATTGTCCTATAAATTGTATTGCCATACTATAATCCGTATTTAGATTTATCTACATTGTAATTATTTAAAACTTCCGATGCAGTTAATGCTTTATTATATAATCTTGTTATACCAATTTTTCCATCAAACCATTGATTGTATTCACCACCATTATATGAACCAATGTATAAATTTGTAGTTGTATTTAATAAACTAGCCAAACTATGTCCTACACTACCTACACTACTACCATTCACAAATGTTTCAAGTGTGTTAGTTGCAATATTAGTAAATACATAAACTATCTGATACCAATTATTAAGTGTTCCAACATGATTTGAACTATTTTGATATAATGTAGAACCTGAACCTGTACCCGAACCGAATTGTGCATAATATGTTGAAGATGTAGTTCTAATACTATAACTTACATTTGATGCCAAACCACCTGCATTAAATTTACCAAGTACCACATCATTTCCAGCTACTGATTGGTTTACCCAAACTTCTATTGTCCAATCACCACTACCTGGTTCTAATAATGCATTATCTGCTACCGAAATTTGTGAAGAAGAACCATTGTATGTAAAATATGGTGAAGTGAAGGATATGTTTGTCATTGTTCCATTTCTACCATTTCCACTTAAATCCGTAATAGTTGTTCCACTTCCAGGATAAGATGCTGGATTAGATGGGTCGTAATGTAATACCAACCCACTACTTACAAATGTAGGTATTGGTAATATACTAAATCCTTTTGAAAATGTTATACTCATAACCTATCCTATGTATGCTACTGAAAAATTATCGTTTACATCAAATGAAGCAGTTCCTACGGTCACTATTGCTTTAAGTGTATCTCCTACTGCTAATTTAGAAATAGTAGAAGCCCCAATATGGTTTGTAGTTGTATTTGCTGCCCACTCTACCATTACTTGTGCAGTTCCAGTACCAAGACCGGTATAGTTTTTATAAACAATTACTTGAACCGATTGTGCACTACTATTTGAATTTGTTCTACAAACTAAATTTACTTGATATAATCCTGTAATTGGTGCAGTAAATGTACCCGTTGTATTATCCCATCCACCTTGATTATAATCAACAATTGTCATACTACCAGATAATATAGTTACCGATGTTGTTGCTCCACCCAATCCATATACTCTAAATCCAGGTCTATTCGGCATTGTGATTGAACCGCTACTAATACTAATTGAACCGGTCAATGATAAACTACCACTAACTCTCAATGAACCACTAATTTCTGCCAATCCGGTATTTTGTATATATAAATTACTACCACTTGTCAAATAAAGTGATGATGTATTTGCAGTTATTTGTGATGCAACAATATTTCCATTTGTTAAATTCAACGAACCTGTAATTGTTTGGTTTCCGTTAAATGTATTTGAACCCGTTGTTGCCAATGAACTACTCCAAACATTCAACGAAGATGTAAATGTGTTTAATGAAGTATTTGCATTAGATGCTGTGAATGTATTTAATTGTAATATCGATGAAGTTACTGAACCGGTTACTAAATATCTTCCATCAAATGAACTTGTCAATTGTGATGAACCACTAATTACTCCCGATGGTAATGAACCACCACTTCCACTCGCAGCATATCTTGTATCCAATGATGCAGTTAATTGTGAAGAACCACTTATTACATTGTCACCACCAATTGTTAAATATATTGTGTCCAATGACGAAGTAAGTTGTGAAGAACCACTAATTACTCCTGATGGCAATGGTTGAACACTACCACTTAGAGTATATCTTGTATCAAATGAAGATGTAAGTTGTGAAGAACCACTAATAGTTCCTGCAGGTGCAGAAACAATATTATTAATTCTAGTATTAACGGAAGAACTAAATGCAACTACATCACCAATTCCAAAAACTGAACCACTTAATGAACCCGTAATTCCACCACTTGAATCTACAAAAAGATTACTACCACTTGTCAAAGATATAGTTGAACCAGTTGGTATTGTCACTCCACCATTTACAACTGCTACTGAACTTACAATCAATGAACCCGTTATTGTTTGGTTTCCGTTGAAAGAGTTTGAACCGGTTGTAGCAAATGAAGAAGTTAATTGTGAAGAACCACTAATTACTCCCGATGGTAAAGAAACACTACTTCCACTTGCAGCATATCTAGTATCAAATGAAGATGTAAGTTGTGATGAACCACTTATTACACCATTTGATGCATTGATTACACCATTGAAAGATGTACCTGTAATTACTCCTGCTTTAAAATCTGCTAGTGTGAATCCTGTACCAGATGTGTCAACAGTTGCAGTTGTTTCGGTTTGCAATCCGTTAAATACTTTCCAACTATGTCCGTCACTTGCATCCATAAAGATACCAGCATGTCTATAAGTTCCATCGTTATAGTGACCAACTATACCCAAATCATTATCGGTAGATGCAGTTGGTGATAAATAAAGAATATTATCACTAATTTCAACATTTTGTGAACTAATTATCGATTGGGTTCCATATACAACAATATTTCCTAAGAAAGAAACAGTTGAACCTGTAAGTTCAATTGCACCTTTTAAAGATGATGTATATGAATTTAATGAAGTTATACTATCGGAAGAACTAATAAATCCTAATGAAGTTATTTGTGCAGATGAACTTATTAAATTATTTGGTAAAGGTTGGACTGAACCACTCAATGTATATCTTGTGTCAAATGATTCGGTTAATTGATTTGAAGAACTTATTGCACCATTCAAATTTGTCAAAAATGAACCAGTTTCATTTTCAGTAATCCAACTACCACTTACATTTTCAATTGCATTTAATCTATTTACTAAACTTGCAGTTGAAATACTTGCAGTAAAATTATTTAAAGATGTTAAATCCGTAGATTGTGAAACCAATCCGGATGGCTTTCCACTAATATTATCCCATGTCGTTTGAGTGATACTTCCACTTACAACATATCTTCCATCAAATGAAGATGTTAATTGAGATGATGAACTTATTGCACCATTTAAAGATGTCAAATAAGAACCACTATTCAATTCTAAATTATCTATTCTACTATCAACACTTTGACTTAATACACCATATACTAGTTCAGTAACATATGGAGTTAAATCTTGTTCATTAGTTGCTGCAAGTATTTCCGAATGAACTGATGAACTAAATGACTCAAATGAAGATGTTGTTAATCTTGCATTTATACCATTTGTAAATGCAGTATTTAATGCAGATTGTGAAGATGTATATGAATTAAGTGATATTAAATCTGTGGAAGATGATGTAAATCCCAATGCAGTTATTTGTGCAGATGAACTTATTAAACTTCTACCTTTAACTTCAAAAGAAGATGTCACTGACTCTAAAGATTGTAATCTATCTCTATCCAGTATATTAACTCTGGAAGTAACTGCATCCGCAAGAACATCCAATTCTATTTTATAGGTCGTTCCATTGTCTACACCAACTATCACCGTATCCAATGATGCCGATGTTAATGCCGTTAATTCCGATATCTTTTTTCTTACATTTGCCATTTTATATAATTAAGTCTAAATCGTTTTCAGTTGATAATATTGTGTCATTTTCTGCAGCAATTGGAACATCTACTAATTTACCTATAACATAAATATCATTTATTGTTACATTATCAAAATCAATATATTCACCATTTAATGTTACAACAACATTATTTCCAACATTTTCTATTGTATAATCTCCAGGAATATGCAAACCGAACACTAAAATTTCAAAATTTTCAGGAGATGCACCTTCCGTTCCATAATCTGTATAAACATTTCGAATGGTTAGTGTATTATTTACATTATCAAATTCATCAATTGTTCTACTAACTTGTCTTGCACCAAATTGTAAAATTTCATTATAAAAATTTGATATTTTATTTTTATTATTTACTAACTTAGTCGGATTTGGGTTACTTCTTGTATGAGATTGGTATGAAGATGATGATGGTAATTCTACATTTAATAAACTACCCGTAATGTATAATTCATCGTTTACATTATTGGGATTTATTTTAGGTATAATCCTATTTAATTTTCTACTATTTGATGAAAATCTTTTAAGCATATCTTTCTATATCTCCTTTTACTTCTATATAATCCGTTTCGTCTAATTGAAATTCAAAATTAGATTTTATAAATTTAAATTGTAAACCTGTTGGAGTTGATTCAACTATATAATCTCTTGCATTTACCATTTGAGTATTTATATAAACTGAAACTCTATCTTGTGTTTCTCTCAATTCAATCTCTCTCAAAACATTTACAAATTTCCAATTAGTTGCTTCGAAAATCCAATAAGTAGAATCTGTTAAATTTTTTGGTGTTAATATTACTTTACTAACTTTTCTACTAATTTTTTGTGTTATATCTAATAAACTTCTTTTCATTATACAACATCAATAAATTTACCTGTTATAGAAATTTCATCACCACTATCTACATTGAATCCTATATTTACCGAATTAAAATTTATAGTTAAACTATTTAATGTCATTGATACTGAAAAATGTGTTGTTGGGTAATATCTAACACCATTTATATAAACTTTAATATCGTAAGATTCATCACCAATAGTTATTCCCGAAGTTACTACCGATGTTAAACTTGCAGGTGTTTTTATTGTTTTTATTCCGGTAAATGTTATAGTATTTTCTGTTACTGGATTTTGTATTTTACTACCATTTAAAGATAAGAAATCAATTAAATCTTTACTATCATAATATGGTGAAGGTGTAGTCAAAAATCCTTCCAATCTACCACTACCACTCGTAACATCTACTTCAGTTGCAACTACAATTTTCTTAGTAGACATTGATTTTTTAGTTGTTGGTTGGCCATCGAATTTTTCTGGTAGTAAATAAGCTTTAACTGCAACCGTAAATTGTAGTCTATTTATTCTTTCACTATTTTCTCCAACTTCGTTTACAACATCAAAGTCCGAAACTTCCGTTCTAAATTTGAATTTATCTTTATCTCCCCAAAATGTTCCAGCATATTGTAATTGTTCTATAACTTCATTTAAGTGCTCGGTATAAGAAGTCCAAGCCATGCATTCATAACTAACTTCAACATATTTAGGCATAGTTATATTGTATACTTCATATTTTGGAGTAGTATTTTTTCCCAATAAACTGAATCTATCGTATCTATTATCCTTTGACCATTTTGTAATTGATGGGTATGAAACATGTCTATTTAACATTGGCATATTTTCATCCTTACCAACTGATGTTCTCCTAATCATCATTATTGGTAATTGTATTCTACCTTTATTATCTCTATATACACCATCTCTTCTTGCACCATTCCATCTTTCCGAATTACCATATATCACAGGTATTTTTAATACTTTGCCATTATCATCTAATTGTGGTAAAACGGTATCTTCTAAATAAGACATCATTGCATAATCAATATCAAAAAGAGATATTTTTTGTTTTATATCTCCTTTATTTGACTTTATTTGTTCTGCCCTATTAAGGTCTTTTCTAAGTGGGTTCGTAGACATATTATTTTATTCTTTCTTCTATGTTTAAAGCAGATTTTCTTACCATAAATGCAGAACATACAACACTAAAATTATTAGATGGCAATCCACCTACAAATTGAACTTCAGTTGTATTATCAATTTCATAGTAAGAATTGTCAAAGTAAATGACATCACCAATTTCTGGGTATGTATTTTTTTCCTCTAACATCCATCTGTCAAATCTAAATTCAACATTTTGTGATGTATCTGCACCAAATCCTTCATATCCCGCAGTTTGGCCAGATTTATTTATTAAAACATTCAATTCAATTCCTGGATACCAAGTTTTGTTTATAGATTCACCATATAGGTTTACTTTAGTTTCATTTAAATTAACTTTAAATAAAACTGCAATGTTTTCTACAACATCGTCTACCACTTCTCTGGCAAAACTCTTAAATAATTCGATATCTCTACCTACTGCAAATTTTGGCATATTATCCTACATATAATTTTAAAGGAACTTTTCTTAACATTTCTTGGTGGTGTGTAGATTCATGTGCTTTATTTTCCATCACATTTTTTCTACTCATCTCATTTAGATTTTCTCTAAGCTGTTCAATCAACATATCTTTTTCAACTTGAGCTTCTGCTCTCAATGCTGCACCATCTAATTGAATTTCACCATCTGGAATTGGAACCGAACTATACTTTTCTCTTATTGCACCTAATAATTCTTTTGAAAGTGCTAATGTATATTTTCTAATCCATTGTTTACCAACATCATTAATATTTCCATATTGAATAAAATCATATGGAACATCCGAATAATCAGAAAGTGAATCTGCTTGAATTGTTTGAGAATCATGTTCAAATTCATCTCTACTCATATATTCAAAATAAACTCTACTCATTCCTGTTCCGGTTGGAATTGGGAATATTTCTAATTTATTATCTACAATATTGAAAGTATGATGTGATTTACGAATGTGGTCATTAAATTCAATTTGTTGCATTCTCAATACATCTTCGTATAAAGGCATCATTAAGAATTGTGCAGCAGGTGAATAATTACCAAATCCCAATTCTGAAATTAAATTTAGAGTTCCTTGTGCACCTACTGAATACGGGTCAAAAAATCTTGTGATTGCAGGAATTGCTTCATGGTATACTTTTGTCACATCGATAGTAGAACTTCCAGTAAACATTGTTGAAAATGATTCACCAGTAATAACATCAATTGCGGATTCTAATAAATCATATATTTGAACTGATGCTGTTAAATCCACATATGCCTTTTTAATAGCAGTTGAACCCCCAACTCCAGCCAAAGTTCCATATTGTTGCGACATACGAACTGCAGTTGGTAAGAATGAACCATCTACAAGTGTTTGTGATAAATTGTTATATTTTGTTTTTGGTTGACCTCTTAAAATATCAATATTATTTCTGATATTAAATTGGTTAACTTGTGCAGAATATTCCGAAGTTGCTTCTTCAAAACATGCCCAAATTTGTTCATTATCCAATTCGATGTTTACAATAGGATATCCCAATCTTCTTGCAACCCATGTTGCAGTTTTAGGTGCATCCAATCTAAAATCAACATCGGAATCGTATAAGCCAAATGGAGTTGATGAACCTGAAATAAATGATCCTGATAATGAACCAGACCAGTATGTGTTTACAGACATTACTTAAAGTTTATAGTTTTACTACTATAAATATAAGAATAAAAAAAGAATATTAACCTATTTGAGTTAATGTTGCAATAACCGATGGAATAGCGGGTCTATTAGGTGTAGTTTGTGTTCCCATTGAGTGTAATTCACCGGTTGATGCATTACAACTCCACATTAACTCTACATAATCATTTGCTTCAATTGGTAACATAAAATTCCAAGCTGCAACTGAACGACCCAATTGTCCTGCTGATTTATTTACATCAACTTGTGTATTTGAGTTTGCAACATTACTTCCAGTATATGCTAACCATATATCAAAAGTAATGTTTGTATTTGCCGTATTTGATAATTGAGATGAAAATTGTAAATTGTATATACCAGTATTATCTACTTTAATTTTAGTTCCATCAACAATTGAAACATTATGTGCAAAATCAATTGTGTTTAATTTCTTTGCGTATGCAGTATTTGCAGAACCACTTTGTGTAGTTGTATCACTAAATTGTCCGTAATTGAATAGTTTGTTTCCTGCTAAATAAAAATCAGAACCACTTGATACATTTATATTTCCTTTAACATCTAATGAACCTGTGATTATTTGTGAACCGGTTGTATAGATTGAACCAGTCATTGTAATTGTGTGGTTATGGAAATTAGTTGAACCACTTACATCTATATTTCCACTTAAAAATGTATTACCCAATAAAGTATTGTTACCAATTTGAGTAGTAGAACCACTTACTAAAAATGAACCAGTAATAGTTGAATTTCCGATAGTATTTAATGAACCGGTAATTCTAACTGAACCTGTAAAAGTATGTGTATCACCATCGTCTAATCCGAAATTAGTTGATGCCGTATAATGTGTTACGGATGATGTTGTTACTAAAAATTGGTTTGCATTTATATCACCATTTATAGTAAGATTTCCATTTATAATCTGTTCTCCAACAAAAGTGTTTGATGAAGTTAAAGCGAGTTGATTTACATTGAAATAACCAAATTCACCATCTGGTTGTTTTGCCATTATAAATGAATTCGTTCTACGATTTGATTCATCGATAGAATGTTGATATAGGTCGTATGCCTTAAATACAATTTTAGTGTTCATAATACTAACAATATATATGAAGAATTTTTCATATTGAATAAAAAAAGGGAAAGTATTTCTACTTCCCCTTTTTCTTTTATGTTAAGTTTATTACTTATCTAATCTACTCAAAGATTATAAAGTGTTTAAACCATCAACGACAATCTTACCGTAGAACTCTGGTCTTACGATTTTCTTAGCGTATCTAGTCATAACACCTCTTCTTGGAGTGAAGTTAGTTGGGTCATAAACTAATGGAGTCATAATCAACGGAACATATGGAGCGTATACAGCACCTGTTTCGAAGAAGTTAGAACCTTTGAAACCTAATAAGATTACATTCTCAGTCATGTATGGGTTTTTGTAAACATCATATCTGTTAGAGATTGAACCGATATTAGTAACACCTGCTGCGAAAGATAAAGCATCTTTACCTGGGTTAGCAGAGAAACCATTCATTGATTCTAAAATAGTAGCCACGTTTGGAGATACAACTAAGAAGTTAGCACCACCTCTCATAGTTAACTGATGGATTTTGTTAGATACCTTTTGTAATTTGATACCTAAAGTTTGATACCAAGTGCTCTTAGTGTAAGCAGATGCAGCAGCTGCATTTGAATCAATTGCGAAAGCACCAGTTGCTGAATCGTAGTCATATCCTACTCTTGCAGACCAGTAATCAGTTGTGAAAGCGTTTTGTTGTAACATTTCTAAGATTTCTAAGTCGATTTCTAAAGAGATGTACTCACTTAACATTTGAGTTAACTCAGCTTCAGCGTCTACACTATGGTAAGCGTTTAAGTCTTGAGCTAATTCTGGAGTCCAAATTGCTTTTAATTTTCTTGTCTTAGCAACAATTGGTTCAGATTTCAATTCTAATTCGATTTCTGGGATAGCCAAATCAATTCCTTTATCTTCGAAATCACCTCTGTTGTAATCAGTTGGTTGAACATGGTAAGTCAAAGTTTGAGTTGTCAATGAAGTTGCAACTAATGCAGCTGAAGAAGATACATAGAAAGATGCAGAACCTGCAGTATCTATTGTAGTTAATTCAGGGAATGCAGTTACAGCAGCAGAACCAGAGATTTTGAAAGCTCTTACACCTTGCCAATCAGCATCAGCAGGTAAACCTACTTTTACTTTTCTCCAAGCGTCTGGAGTTGCAGCGAAAGATGCAGATAATGTTTCATTACCTAAGAAATCAGATGCAGAACCAGAAGTTACAGTTGCAGTTACTGCTGCAGTTGTATCATTGATTGTATATCCGAATCTACCAGCACCATAAAGACCACCTTCAGCAGCTTGAGTAGAACCCAATTTGTTACCTGCAGGAGATAAATTGTCTTTACCGAAAGTACCACCATTACCAAACATAGAAGAACCAGATGCTGGTCTACCTAAAGTTGTGTTAGTACCATATTTGAAGTCCATGTAGAAAATAAGACCTGAAGGTAAGTTCATAGGTTGAACTGAAACGAACTCTTTAGAAGCGATAGAACCGAAGATTCTTCTTACTAAAGGTAACGCAACACCAGCCCATTCTTCAGAACCTGCTGAAGTACCTGTTCTTGTAGCCTCATCCAATAATTGTTTTGCTTGGTTTTCTAACATTACTGCCATACCATGCTTAGCTGTTTCAGAACCTGCGTTCTCTAACAAACCTGTTTTTTCCCATTTTGCTTTCAAACCTCTAGTTTGCTCAAGCATTAAAGACTGTGGGTTAGCGCCTGTCATTAAATTTTTTAAGTCCATTTTAAATGAATTTATTTTTTATTTTATTATTTGATAATACCTGCTAATTTTTTAAATCTATCAGAAAAATCAGCTGATTCAGCAATTACTTGCTTAACTTCAGTCTTTGGAGCAGTTGATTTAACTGCTTTAGAAGCGATTCCTTCTGTGATTGATTTCTTAGCTGTTTTAGTAATTGAAGTATATTTGAAGTTCTCTGCTAATGTAGAGTAAACCAATTTAACTTCTCTTACTGATTTTGTTCTATCCAAAGTTTCAATCACTTTCACTTTTTGCTCGTTAGTCATGTTGTGTGCTCTGAATAATTTGTTTGCAAATAACAACTTAGCGTTCAATAAGTTCACTTCGTTGATAGTTGTTTGAAGAGATTTGATAGTTGCATAAGCTTCTTTCAATTCTGCATCTTTTTCATCTTCTTTAGATTCTTCAGCTTCGTTTGTTAAGTCAGCTTCCATTTCTCTTAAGATTTCTTCTAAATCGATAACTTCATCCATTTCTTCTTTGTTATCTTCTTTAGCTTCTTCATTAGTAGCTTCTTTTTCTTCAGTTTCGTCTTTAGCTTCTTCAACTGTTTCTTCTTTTTCAGTTTCTTCAGCTTCGTACATTGATTCTTCGTTTTCGTCAGAATCTTCACCTTCTAAAGTTGCTTCTAATTCTCTGATAATAGCTTCTAAGTCCAATTCTTCTTCATCAGACTCTTGGTCATTAGAATCCATATCCATTGAATCATCACCCATGTCAGAATCCATATTCATGTCATCTTCTTGTGAGTTGTCTAAATCCAATGTGTCTACATCATTTGTGTCATCCATAGAATCGTTACCTTCTAATTCTGCAATTCTTGCCTTTAATTCAGCAATTTCTGCATCTTTATCAGATACTTCACCTTCCATGCCTTCTTCTTCGTTGATATCAGCTACTTTTTTGTAGTCAGTACCAGCTTGTTCAGGTTTACCACCATCTTTTTCAACACCAACTGATAAATCAGTATGTGCATCTAAAGTAGGGTTTTTACCTGGAGTTTCAGCATATCCAGCTTCTACTTTTGAACCAATTCCAGTAGAACCTAACTCTTCGTTTTGCATTTCTTCTTCGTCATTTTCCATTTCAGCTTCAGCTTGTAGCTTTTGAGTTAAAATAGATTGAAGTCTTGGAGTAAATGCTTCTTCAAGAGCTAATTTTGCATTAGCTAAAGCAGTTTCTTTAACAGCTTTGGCATCAGCGATTGCTTCTTTCAATAATTTTGAATTTGCCATTTGTTTTTCTCCTTAAATTTGTTCGTGAAGTTATTTAGAAAGGAACTCCAATAGAATTATATTGATTGTTCGGTCACACCTTATAGAGAAGGGTATTCATTAATCAATAGTATAAAAGTCAAATCCCATATTAAATAATGGGACATTTGATAATATATATAAACTTTTTTTAGAAAACTAAAGAAATTATAAAGAATGTTTGTTTTTTCTTATAGTTTCTTCTTTTTGTAATCTTTTTCTAACCGAAGGCTTGGTAAAATTCTTTCTATCTCTAAGTTCTTCGATTTGTTTTGTGGACTGAACTTTTTTCTTATATTCCTTTAATGCCCACTCAATATTTCCACCCTTAACACTAACTATTAACATTATTGTAAATTAACCAATTTGTATTTTGTTGAGTATAATAAAGTTACAATTGTGTCTATATCGTTTTGCAACCAACTCATTTGTAATTTTTCGTCTTTTCTTAATTTTGCAACTGCTGCAATTAATTTGTCAAAATATGCAATTATATTTTTAATATCATTATTCGTATCCAAACCACTAACAGGTTGTAATTTAATCAAACCATATTGTCCTTGATATGCTTCAACCAATCCGTCTACCATACCACCAATTGAATCATAATAATTTCCCAATGCCAAATGTGCAGATAAAGAACCTACACCTTTAACTCCTAAATGAAATGAATGAACCTGTGTTCTACTATGTAATAATAATGATGCTAATTGTTCCATTTATTTTGTTTTGTTTTCTCTGATTCCCAATCTTTCTTTCATAACATCTTCAGAAATGTCTGCAATTTCAAAATATCTACCCAATACATTTCCCATATCTTCGTAAAGTGCTTCCAATCTTTGTTGTTGTTGAGATGCTTCTTTTGCTTCCTTTTCAAATGCACCTTGTAGTTTTTTCAACTCACCCATATTTCTCTTAATAGTCACTCTATCAAACCAATCATCACCTTCTCTTAAAGTATATTCTTGTGCAGCATCTGCAATTGCACCTAAAGTTTCAGCAACTTGTCTGATGTCTGATTTTCTACTTATAGATTCTCTATGTTGTCCGTATGTTGAAATAATTTCCAAAAAATGTTTCTTCAATTTTGAAGGCAATTGTTGGAATTGTTCATCTTCTTTTAATAAATCTTTTAACTTTATCATATTAGTTTAATTCTATTATAATTTCTCTCATTAAATCTTGTGACTTACACCATTTACCACATTCTTCAGCTTGTTGTGCCCATTGTTTAGATTCTTGCAATGGGGCCATAAATGCACCATGTGTTGATGGATTTGATACAAAGTCCCACCCAACTAATTCAAAGTCTTCCTGAACCATTACAGTACCATCTCTCATTTCCTTTACTGAACCTAATCCTCTTGAAGAAATTCCTAAACGAATATTATTTTTTAATAATTCTTTTAAGATATTGCCAGATGGAGTTGAAAGAATTTCTACTACTCCACATACATCATCACCTTCCCACCAAATTTCTCTGATGTTATGTGATACATTTTTTAAGTTAATAACAGGAGAATCTGGATGGTCTAATTCACCCAATGCTCTTCTTTCTTTAATAAGTTGTTCGTATTTTTTACACTCTCTTTCTAAGATTTCTTTTGGATATCTTCTATGATTTTGATTTGGTGCACCTGCTCTTTGAAGAATACCTTTAACTAAGTAAGTTCCGTTTTCTTCTTTTTGAAGTTTTGCCTCAAATAAATGAGTTTCTATTAATAATCCTTTATTCATTATTTAGAATTTCTTAATTTTTCCAAATCAGATGCTTCAATTTCACCATCCCCATCGGCATCTAACTTATGTTGATTACCTACTAATTCTTCTGGTAAGTTTGACAATTTACCTTCGTTTTTAGCTTTATATGCTTTATCTACTGCATTGAAGAATTTAGACTTTTGTTTTGCATCCATATCTTTTAAAGACTTATGTGTTCGTTTCAACATATGTCTAAAAAGTTTCTCATAATCATCATGTGATTCATCTAATACTTCTCTAACGATATTTTTTAATTCTTCTAAATTCATTTTATTGTGCAATTTTTCTGATTTGTTGTTCTAATTTAAGTAATCTTTCTTTTATAGTATAAATATGTTTATTTGTTCTTTTCCAGAAATTTTGATTACTTACACCATTCTCCTGTTTCAATCTACCATACCAACCCATAAATTTATCAATTTCTGCAAGTTGTTTATTGATATTAGAAATTCCTTTATTAACTTTTATATATGCAGGGGAATCTTCTTTTTTTAATTCAATCCATCTATTTTCATTAACTACACTATATCCTGTTAAATCTGCAAGTCTTTTTCCTTTTTTCTTTTCATTTCCAGGTTTACCGAATGCTTTAGGAGTGTTATATCCTTGTACATTTGCAGTCGTATTCATCTCATCAATCATACCCTTAATTATTTCTTTAAGTTTTGTAATTGATTCTGATTTTACTTTGTTTGGTAATCCTTTATGTTTTGTAGATGCAAAGTCTTTTGCAGATTTGTCATCCATATCGGCTGCAACTTTTGCAACTTCAGGAGATGGAGCTTCCATATCACCTTTTTGAACGGCATGTACCATTCCCATAAATCTTTGTTGTGCTTTACTTTTTGCTGGCATTTTTCAATTCATTTACTAATTCATAAGTCATCATCATTGCAGACAAATGTTGTTCTTTAATTTTTTTAACAGATTTAATTTTCTTTATATTAGAAATTGTTTCTGTTAATTTAATTTTTGTAACCGTATCAGTAATTTGTGTATTAACTTCTTTTAATGATTCAATTAATGTGGAAACTTCTTTATTAACAAATTCATTTAATTTACCAGTATTATTTATATTATTAATGTATTCTCTTAATAATGTCTTTTGTTCTTTTGATAAATTTTTGTATTTGTTGTTAAACGATTCTACTAATAATTTATAAGAAACTGCTCTTAAATCTTCGTCTTGTTTTCTATATTGTTCTAAAACTGCATCTTTAATTTTAGAATCTTTATTTTGAATAGAAGTATTGATGATATTTTCTGCAATTGTAAATCTGGAAGATACAATATCCGTTGGGTCAAATTGTTCATCAACGGTAACGGTTTCAAATATCTTATAGATAGATGCCAATGTTTTATAATTAGAAATAGGAGATTTAATAAACTCATCTAAATTATAAGTTTCCTTAATCTCTTTTATAAGATTATATTTTTATTTTGTGAGT